ACTTTATGTACCCACATCAAGCCAAAAAGGTTCTCTCAGGAACTAAATATTCAATAGTTACAATGCTAGACTACAGTGCAAAATTTCATACACCAGAAATGTTTATTGAAACTGGAAACTAATGCATAACGACATCAATGCTTACAGGACCTCACCAGAAGCTTTTTTAATAGAGCCACTTTCTGTTGTAAGAAAATGGATGGATGATACCCCAGACAAGCATGCGTACCACTGTTTCCCAGTAACACTAGCAAATACAGTAGGATGGTCTATTTCTGCTAAATCTGATATAAAATTTATTTGGGACGGAATTAATGACACCACATCAGACCATGTAAAAATTTTAGAAGGTGAGCATTTAGCTTATACTGGAAGAGGGCAATCCAGTGTAAGTTTTAATACAAATCTTATAATTACTACTAAAAAAGATTTGAGCTTTTTAACTGTAAATCCTCCAAATTATTTTTATGAAGATTTTGAGGTTATGTCTTCTGTTATTTCTACATCTTTTTATCCACACCCGATACCAATTGCAATTAAGGTAAAGACTCCAAATAAAGAAATTACTATAAAAGCAGGAGAACCAATAGCTGCACTAATACCAATATCTTTAGGAGCACTAAAAGATACTGTTATAAATGTTGATGACTATGTGCAAGATCGTGAAAAAGAAGCTGCTTCTAGGTCTTACGGAGATGCAGCATCTGCTATAACCTCTCAAGGTCAATGGACAGACTGGTATAGAGATGCAATTAATGAAAAAGGAGAGTCTGTTGGCGAACACGAAGTAAAGGCTTTAAAGCTAAAAACTGTTTATTTAAAGGATGGTAAGCCTTGTGGCATTGACTATTAAATTTGTATCAAATAGACCTTGGCTTAATAAAGATAGTATATCAAAGCCAGAGCCAATAATTAAATCAATACCAGACTGGTATAGAAAAGCTGACAGGTTTGCAAAAAAACCAGATGGAGAATATTGGGAAAATCCAGGTGGAGGTAAAATGCCAACATGGAAAGCTTGCCCAGCTATATTCGATATTATGGGAACAGGCTACATGTTAAAAACTCCTTGTGATATTGAATTTGTTCAAGGTGATTTTGGTTCCATATCTGTAAAAATTTCTGATAAAAAGTATCAAGACTTTTGCTCCCCAAGACCACCAATGCCTCAGTTTAGACATCCTGATGGATATCATGAAAATCATTTTGCGTGGTTCCCTGACTGGGCAGTAGAAACTCCAGAGGGCTATAGTGTATTATACTCTCAACCATTTAATAGATTTGAGTTGCCGTTTCTAACTACATCTGGAATCATTGATAATGACAAAGTAAATCTGCCAGGGTCAATGCCATTTTTTCTTGTAAAAGGATTTAGTGGAATTTTACCTGCTGGAACGCCCTATGCACAAATGCTTCCATTTAAAAGAGAAGATTGGCAATCAGAGTCTGTTATTGAAAAATCCTCTTTGTTGCAAAAAAAGAACGAAAGCAATTCAGCAAAATATAGGAAGCCAGATGGCGGAATATACAAAAATGAAGTTTGGTCTAAAAGGACCTACTCTTAGGATGGTATAATAAACTTATGGATAAAAAAACAACTAATAATTGGGGCTGGGACGAAAGAGTTTCTATAACCCCCTCAGGATTTTTTGGCAATTCGGCTGATCATATTCAAGCTAGAGAAAACATAATGACGCCAGAAGAACATAAATTTTTATTAGATGCCGCTAGATCTATTCAGGAGTGGGACATAACTGAAACTCACTATAATGAAAACGGAACAGTTATATATGACTCTACCTATTGGGATAACCGTGTTGCGTCAAGGCCAATTTTAGATAGAATTGACCCACAGATATCATTAGTTATTGAAACAATAGTTGAAAGACTCAAAAAAGAAGTAGATGAATATTTTCAGGTTGACGCTTTGCCAACGAGCCCAGCAATTGTTAGGTGGCTTCCAGGATATAGACAAGAGCCTCATGCTGACAAAGAACTACACACGGGACCAGATGCTGGAAAACCAAATGATTTTCCTTACTACGATTTATCAGGACTGTTTTATCTTAATGATGACTACGAAGGAGGCGAGCTTTATTTTCCAAATCAAAAAATAGAGTTTAAGCCAAAACCAGCAGCAGGATATTTCTTTCCAGGAGATATGAATTATATTCATGGAGTCAAAGAAATAACAAGTGGAATTAGATACGTTATTCCGTTTTTTTGGACTATATTAAAGCACACAGGAGAGAGGCAGCCATGACAAAGCAATGTATTTGCGGCAGATCAAAAAGCTATCCCTATTGTGATAATAGTCATAAGATAAAGTTAAAAAGACCTGAAGAAATTAAGTTTGAAGTTATTTACCCCAAGGTTTATATTTATAGAAATTTATTTAAAGACATTGATGGGTTTTTGGATATTACAAAAAGACAAGAAAAAGAAAAATGGGAAAAATGGTACACCTTCGGATCTATGCTTCCTTTAATGGAACAAAGAATTAGTTTTGATAAATTCCCAACGATAGAAGAGTATAGAGAAAAAAGAGCTTGGGGTCCATTGAGCTCTCAATCTGAACTTACCGAAGAAGTTGGTGAAATTTTTTATAAAGTAACTAAGCACTATCTAGACAATAATCCAGATGTCGCACTTCCTAACTACAGCAAGGGTTCAGCGTCCATAAATATATACCAAAATGACGCTGGAATATCTGAGCATTACGCAATGAATTATCATACTGATTTTGTTGTTCCTTTAAAAGAAAATCCTGGAACTAAGTTTGGCATCACCACCACATTTTATTTAAATGACGACTATGAAGGTGGAGAAATATGTTTTAAGATTAACGATCATTACATATCTCATAAGCCTCAGGCTGGAGACGTAATAGTTTTTCCTTCAATGGATCCATATATGCATGGCGTTAGAAAATCATTTGGCCCAGAAAGATATATGATTAGATGCTTCTGGGAGTTTGAAGACCCAGGCTCACCAGAATGGCATGCAAATAAAGAAAAGTATGGAGAAGAAGTCTGGGAACAGATGGAAAAAGAAAGATATAAAAAAGAAATTTTTAGCGCACAGGTAGACGGAGAGTCTATCCATGAATTTTTTGGAAGGGACAACGGTAAATATAAATGAAAGATGGAATGATAGATGTTTTAAATACAAGTGATTTTGTAATATTACAAGACGACATTATCCCAGAAAATAAAAGGGGTTCTCTTGGAATTGACACAAATAAAATTGTAGAAATACCAAATTTTATTGACAAAGAAATTGTTCCTAAAATGATTCATTTTTTTGAAAATTGTGATGTAGACTGGGGAGACATTGCTTTTTATGGATCTTCTGGAAAAGGAATTAAAACAGATTCTGAAACAATGAAAAAGTTTGATTTACCAGATGAATTTTTTGATAAACTAAAGAACAAATATCAAGAAGCTGTCGAGCTTGTTTTTGGCAGAAAAGTTAGGCCAAACACATCTCATGCACAAAAATGGGATGTCGGTGGATTTGCTTCTCCGCACTCAGACAATTCAGATAATGATGGTGTGCCAAATGCATTTGAGATTAATAAATACGTTGGCATTCTTTACCTAAACGATGATTATGAGGGTGGAGAACTTTACTTTTGTGAAAAAGATAACGAGATGAAAACATATTTATCCTTTAAGCCAAATGCTTACTCCTACTATGTTTTTCCAGGAGGGTATGAAAATATTCATGGAGTTTCAGAAATAACTAAAGGCGTTAGATATACAATGGTGTCTTTTTGGGATTTTGCTGAATTAGTATATAGTGACGAAACCTTAGAAAGATGGAAAGAAGAAGAAAAGCAAGTCAGAATTGAGCAGGCAAAGCAAAAAGAAGAGTGGAACAAGGGCAACAAATATGCTTGAGGGACAAGATTTTTATAGAATAGCTCCTAAAATTATTGTTTATAAAAACCTGTTTGACAACCAAGAGTTTAGAGACAGTCTTGAGCATATAAAATTAATTGATTCAAAATGGGTAGACTGGTACACATTTGGCAAACAAGTCAACTTGCCTATAAAAATTACAAGGCCACATGTAGGTCCTGGAGTCATATCTTATGAAGAATTTAAAGAAGACATAAATTTTCAAGACGAGCCAGACGATAAAATAAGATTTTTTTGTAATTACATAGAAGATGTTTTTTATAAAACAACAAAGCATTATCTTGAGCTAACTGGAGAGTCTAATCCAGAAGGAACCCCAAAAAATCATTCAACAGGAACACTGATGAAGTATGTTCCTAACCCAGACTTTAAAAATTCTGTAATGGGACACCACACCGATTTTCAGCAAGAAAAAAAAGATAGGCCAGGAAGAAAATTTTTTGTAACTTGTAACATGTATTTAAATGATGATTACGACGGCGGAGAGGTGTCTTTTAAAATATTTCAAGACGAGTCTAATGATCCAAACGCAGAATATGTAAGCTATTTGTATAAGCCTGAAGCTGGAGATGTTACGATATTTCCATCAAGAGCTCCTTATTATCATGGAGTAAAAGCTGTACACAATGGAATCAAATATTTTATCAGAAGTTTTTACATGTACGATTACCCTGGGTCCCCAGAATGGCTAGAAAATCAAAAAAAATATGGAGCAGAAATCTGGGATCAAATGGAAAGAGAAAGAGAAAAAGCTGAAATGCAGTCTGGTAAAAATACTAGAGATGATGGTGATGGAGAGCATAATGGATTATAAGCTTGATCTTATTTCTTACGACAAAATACACTATTATAAAAATGTTATTGAAGACCCAAAAGCTTTAATTAAACTAATTGAGCTGTCCGATGAAACCATGACAGAAAGCACATCGATTCCTAAGTGGACGAAATGGATTGCAAGTGGCGATGTAGAATATGTTTTTGGATACCAAAAAAGATTTAGCAACGACGTAGACAAAGACAACAACCCAGACATCAGAAGAATAAACAATATATTAAAACATGCAATTGTAGGGGCATCAGAGAACTACGGGGAAGTGCATGGCATAAATATTGGGTCCTTGATGCCATTATCAATAAGCAAATACTCTACTGGAAAATCCATGGGGCCACATGTAGATGACTATAACAATGGGGACGATCCAAACATATCGGTAGTTCTTTATTTAAACGACGATTATGAAGGCGGAGAGATATATTTTAAAGAACAGGGATTAAAGATCAAGCCAGAAGCAGGAAGCATAGTCATATTCCCATCTGTCGAGCCCTATTATCATGAATCTCTTCCTGTCATATCTGGAACAAAATACATGTCTCCAGGATTTTGGCGGAAAACCAACAAGGTGGTATAATTAAAAAATGAGCACAACAGGCATAAATGGCTGGAGATTTCCAAGCTACTCAGACTCACCAGATGTTCCTAGAGACCTAGGAGCACTGGCCGAAGACATATCTGCATTTATTGAAGCAAACCCTGGACCACAAGGAGAACAAGGTCCAGCAGCAACTATTTCAATAGGATCTATAACAACCGTAGACTCTACAACGCCAGCCGCAGTAACTAATTCAGGAACTTCTGGTTCTGCAATATTTAACTTTACAATTCCAAGAGGTGTTGATGGAATTATTGGTGGACCTGGTCCTGCAAATGAGCTATCTATAAATCCAACAATTACAGGAGATCCAGGCACAAATGCTTCTGTTGTAATATCTGGAACAGCTCCGTCACAAACACTTACATTTACAATACCAAGAGGTGATGCTGGAGAGCAAGGACCACAAGGCGAGCAAGGACCACAAGGTCCTGCTGCTGCAACAATATCTGTTGGAAGTACAAACACTGGAAACGCTGGAACGAATGCAGTAGTTACAAATTCTGGAACATCTAGTGCAGTTGTGTTGAATTTTACAATTCCAAGAGGTGCAAATGGAGCAGACGGAGCAACTGGACCACAGGGACCAGAGGGTCCAGCTGGAGCAGATGGATTAAGCGCAGCACTTAATCCTATTGAAGGCGTTATATCAATGGTACTCCCCACTTCAGGAGTTGTTTCAGGTGTTTCTTCAAACTGGTTTCCTCAAGGAGACAACCAATACAGTATTGGAATCCCAAGTGGAAATGGAGTAACGTTTCCAAAAAGATGGTCTACAATATATGCAGCAACATCCACCATATCAACTTCAGACCTAAGATCTAAAACAAACATACAGGATTCTTCTTTAGGCTTAAACTTTATTAACAATTTAAGGCCAGTAAGTTATAATTTTATTGAGGGTGGCAGAGATGAGTCTGGAAATGTAATTCCTGGAACAAGAACCCACTGGGGTCTTATTGCACAAGAAGTAAAAGAAGCCATAGATGATGCTGGCGTAGATTTTGGCGGATGGATTCTAACAGATAAAAATAATTTAGATTCTGATCAGGGCTTAAGATACGAAGAGCTAATTGCTCCTCTAATCAAGGCGGTTCAAGAACTTACAGCGAGAGTAAGAGCCTTAGAGGGAGAGTAAGACATGTCGTACAAATACACAGTCTTACAAGATAAGCCTACGTCGTTCTACATGCTTGATGAAATTAGATCTGGAACGATAGGTAGTTATTTAAATCTACTTGACAGGTTTGCAACATATCAAGATTTAAAAGACAACGGAATATCATATTCTTCTATAAGCGGGCTTCCAATATATGATTATTCTGGAAACTCTAATGACGGATACGCAATAAATGCATCAGACAAAGAGCTGATGCCAATTGTGCACGGAACGGTAAGAGGTACAGAGGTTTTACCAGAAACACAAATTGCACTTAAAGCACCTGGTATCGCCACAAAGTTTAACTCAGACGATTCTTTTGCAATAGAGATTTGGGTCAAACTACCAGAAGATGAAAGTGCTAGTCAAATAATATTAGGGGACACAATAGAAGACTTTGGCATATTTTATGAAAATTCAAAAATCAAATTTAAGGTTGGCAATAAAGAATGTTTTTATAAAGTTTCAAACAAAGAGGCCATACATGTAGTTGCACAATTTTCTTCAAATAAAATTTGGATGTATGTTAATGGAGTTGAAGTTTCTTCCGAAACGCTTGATTCATATAAATTTACAAATACACTGATGAACTTTAACATAGGCCCCGTACCAGATAAAATTTTTATTGATGCAATAGCTTTTTATAGATTCAACTTGTCCCCGTATCAAATTAAAAAACATTATAATGAAGGAACAAAAGAAACTAATTACTCTCAAATAGTTTCCGTAGATGGAGGTTATCTGTTTAGCATAAACTCTTCAAGAATAAAACCTGCTTTAGTATATTCTTATCCTTTATTAAAATCTTGGGATCAAGTAGCAGATGAAGGCATAGTGGTTTCAGAGGATCAAAAGTATTTAAAGTTTAAATTAACAGATGTTGCTGAAACAGGAGAGTTTGAATTTATTGAAGAAATATTTATACCAAGCCACCTAGGAATCACTACATCGCAAATTTATTGGGAAGAGGACTACGCAGGCATTGATGTCTATGCTAGCGTTGACAATCAAAATTGGGAGCCGTGTTTAAACGGATCTCCGCTACCATTTATAAATAAAAATGAAAATTTAGGAAACGACTTGGTATATATAAAAGTAGTAATGTCATCAACAGACACTACGTCAGACCTCACACAGCTAAAATCATTAACAATTAACTTTTTTAAAGACAAGGTGGTATACGCAGATAATTTTGGATACAGCATAACATCTTCTTATGATTACTCTATTCCTGAATATAACAGTAGGATTCTTCTTGCTAATAAATGCAATGGAATTAAAATGTATGATGGACATGGATTTACCGTTAATGCAGACATAGATATTGAAACAGTAGAAATGGTCTATACGCCACAAGATGGAGAAAACGTATTACTATCAACAAATTTAGCTAAATATGAATGGTCATCAAATGGATTGATATCTAAAAACGGAATAGCATTAATCTACGTAAATGGGGTAAATAGGACATCCAGCACTAATATAAATGAATTTTTATCAAATGGTGTTCCTCACCATATTGTAGTGATATTAAATAGCCCTGGATCTAATTTAAAAATTAATCAAAATCAAGAAGATACAAAATACGGCCTGGGTCAGATGTACAGCAATCTTGCCATATATAACTATAGCTTACTAGAGCATCAAATAGACAGGCACTATAAGCTCTACACAGGAAATTTGGTTAATTTGATTGATGACACCTCTTTTTCTATACAAGAAAGCAATACGGGGAACGATTCGACCCCGTTCGTTATATTTTCTGTACAGGCAGACTCCATAAGCGTATAATATTTGACAAGGCCATGCAACAATATGGACTTTGACACCAGATAATGGTATCATTGTTGTCTATGGATATCTTAAAGAAAAATACGAGAATTGTTGAAGAGACAACCCTAGGAATCTATGTCTGGGAAATGCCAGATGGTAGATGGATTGGAGATGACGATGGGAATTTTCTTTCGATCACGTCAATCAAAGGCAATAGATCCAGAATCGATGCTTTGGCTAGAGAAGTTCGCTCGTACGGCATATATGAGGGCGGGCCTAAATTTCTTTCAGGACGTAGAAAAATTAACGACGAAGAACTTGCAGAGCAAGAACAGAGATTAAAATGGGGCCTCCCACCAGATCCATATGACATTGGAGTTTATAAGGACTCCGTATTGAGAGGCGGTAAAGTTCATGAATAGAAAAGTAGAGTTTTTAGAAGACGAAATTGATAGTGTAGATACTATTAATATCTCAAATACTGCCGACTGGTTTCATTTTCAAAAAGCAGAAGAGCATGACGACCCTTTTAAAGTAGGGCTAGACGAGATTAAAAAGCTAAGAGGCTTGGGCACAAACTTTAAACGCAAAATTAATCGTGATTTTTCAAAAGCATTTGTAGGAACAAGCGGAGTAGCAACACAGCAAAATTTAATGCAGCAAGCAATTAGCGGATATGCGCTATTTGATTTGGTGGAACCAACTTATAACCTAGAGTATCTTTCAAAGATATACGAAGTTTCAACATATAATTATGCTGCAATTAATGCAAAGGTTTCTAACATAGTTGGCCTAGGATACATGTTTACAGAAACAGATAAAGCAAAAGATGCAATGGATGAAATATCTGACAACAAGCAGCTTGATAGAGCTCGTGCAAAAATTGAAAGAATTAAAACACAGTTAGATAAATGGCTTGATGACTGTAATGAAGAAGAGTCATTTACTGAGACCCTTATAAAGGCCTACACAGACCTTGAGGCGACTGGAAACGGGTACATAGAGGTAGGACGTACAGTAGCAGGAGACATAGGCTATATCGGCCATATACCAGCCAAAACAATGCGTGTAAGAAGATTGCGTGATGGCTTTATTCAACTTCTATACGGCAAGGCTGTCTTCTTTAGAAATTTTGGCGATATGGAAACTATAAGCCCTATTGCTGGACAAGAAGACCGACCAAATGAAATTATTCATTTAAAGAAATACACACCAATGAACAATTATTACGGTGTCCCAGATATTATTGCCGCACAGCAAGCACTAGCTGGTAATGAATTTGCTGGAAGATATAACCTTGACTACTTTGAAAATAAAGCGGTACCAAGATATATTATTACAGTTAAAGGAGCAAAGCTTTCACCAGAATCAGAAAGAAAGCTTTTAGAGTTTTTCCAGGTCGGACTTAAGGGGAAAAATCACAGATCACTCTACATCCCTCTTCCCGCAGACACACCAGACTCAAAAACTGAATTTAAAATGGAGCCAATTGAAGCAGGAGAGCAAGAGTCTTCATTTAATATATATCGTAAATCTAATAGAGATGAAATTCTTTTAGCTCACCGTGTTCCAATTAGCAAGATAGGTATTCCAGAAGGAATTAACCTAGCGGCTGCTAGAGACGCAGATAAAACATTTAAAGAGCAGGTCTGCCGTCCAGCACAGGATCGACTTGAGAAAAAATTAAATTATTTAATTGCAGAAAAAACAGATGTTGTTCAATTAAAGTTTAACGAGCTAAGCCTAACTGACGAAGAGACACAAAGCCGTATTGACGAAATCTATTTAAGAATGCAGGTAATTACCCCTAACGAAGTTCGTATTCGAAAAAATATGACTACTATTGAGGGTGGAGACGAAATGGTTGATTTGAAGCCACAACAGGCCGCCGACCAAAGAGCAAAATCCACTGGAAATAGGAAAAGGGATCAACAGAGGTCAGCCAATGCTCCTGATAAAAGCGGGGAAGCCAGGAATCCAAAAGGCGATGGTCCAAAAGTCAAATAAGTTTAATCAACTGTTATTTGCGTTATAGTAGATAACACTATAAAATTAAGCATATGAACATTGAAAAAGGCCATTGGTCTAGTAATGGCGACAAATTACATTTGTCGATCCCATTCACTAAGGTCAACAGAGAAAATAGAACCGTATCTGGTTTTGCAACATTAGATAATGTTGACCAGACAGGCGATGTCGTCACAGCAGAAGCAAGCGTAAAAGCTTTTGAAAATTTCAGAGGAAATCTTCGTGAGATGCATCAGTCAATTGCAGTTGGTAAAGTTGTTTCATTTAAGCCAGAAACATATTATGATCAAAAATCTCAAACCTTTTATAATGGAGTTTATGTAACATCATATATTTCAAAGGGTGCACAAGATACTTGGGAAAAAGTACTTGATGGAACTCTTTCTGGTTTTTCAATTGGCGGAAAAATTAAAGAGTCTGATAATGAAGTTAACAAAGCAACAGGAGAAGCTGTCAGATTTATTAAAGATTACGACCTAGTAGAACTTTCAATAGTAGACTCCCCAGCAAATGAATTGTGCAACATCCTATCAATTGAAAAAGTTAATGGTCAAATGATCTATAAGGGTATTGCGACAGAGGTCGTAACAGAAAATATTTTTTACTGCGAAGAAAGTGATTCTGTATTTATGTCAACAGAAAAAACTTTTGAATCGCCAGTATCAGGAAAACCAGCCACACTAATAGGTTGGGTGGAGAGTTCAGATATGAATAAATCAAAAGAAATAAATAGAATTCTTGCTTCATTTAAGAAGTCAAGATTACCGTTGCCTGAAACACAAACAGCAAAACAGGCAAACGTAGAAGGAGGTAATGACATGGAAAAACTTAATGTAGGCAAAGATGCTGAAGTAGTTGCAGAAGCAATTGTTGAAGCACCAGCTGAAGTTACTCCAGAAGTTGATGCAGTTGCAGAAGAGGCACCAGTTGCTGAATCTAAAGACGAATCAAATGTCAATCTTTTTGACAAAGCATCAGAAGCCGCAGATTCTGCAGCCGAAGATACCTCTGCCGAAAACGTTGAAAAAGCAGCCGAAGCAGTAGAAGTTATGGTTGATGAACCTGATTTTGCAAAAATGTTAGGCGATCTAAAAGGCTTTTTCGCAGAAACACTCACAAAGGCTACAGAAGCAAATGCTGCACAAGTAACAGAAATTAAAACATCTGTTGAAGCTTTCAGCAAGAGCGTAGATGATAGAATTTCTGAGTTGGCAGAAAAACACAGTGCACTTAGCGCTGCTGTTACAGAAATAAAGGGCACCATTGAAGGTGTTCAAAAGCAGGTTAACGCTGTAGAAGGCGAAACTGCAATTAAGAAGTCCTCTGACCTTGGCGGGTCTGAGGTATTTACCAAATCAAAATCAAAATGGTCTGGAGCTTTCCTCGGTTCCGCAAATGAAATCTTTAACAATTAAAGGGTAGGTGAAATAAAAATGAGTAATGAATTATTAGAAAAGGCCGCAGCAGCTGGTACAACAGTATCAACTGGATTCGGTTCTTCAACAGGTGGTTCAGGCGTTCATGTTGCTTCAGAAAATGGCAACGGTGGACTTCTAAACCCAGAACAATCAGCACGATTCTTGGACTATATGTTCGATGCTACCGTAATTGGTAAAGTTGCACGTACTGTCCGAATGAAAGCTGATACAACAGAAATTGATCGTATGTCCGTAGGAGAGAAGCTTGTAAAGCTTGCATCTGAAGGCGAAAACACAGGAACTAACTCAGGTGTTACTTTCTCAAAAATTTCTCTCACAACTAAGAAGCTTCGCATGGATTGGGAACTTTCAACTGAGTCTCTAGAAGACAACATTGAAGGCGCAGACCTCGAAGATCATATCGCACGTTTGATGGCAACACAGGCAGGAAATGACATCGAAGATGTTATCCTAAATGGTGACTCATCACTAACAGGCGATGCACTATACAAGTCTTTTGACGGTGTAGTTAAGAAAGCAAAAGCAGGAGGTCACGTTGTTGACGCTGAAGGTGCTGTTATTTCCCGTGAGGTATTTAACAAGGCACTAAAGGCTCTTCCACGTAAGTACAAGCAACGTCGTACAGACCTTCGCTTCCTATCAGGTTCAAACTTGATCCAGGATTACTTATACTCAACATCACAGAACATTCAAAACGTTAACCCACAAGATATTGCCTCAGGCATTATCCGTGGAGATGTTCCAGTTCTTGGTGGTCCAGCAGGTTATGTAGCTCCATACGCATTTGGTATTCCAATCGTTGAAGTTCCACTTCTTCCTGAGACACAAACTGGTGACTATGACACCCCAACAGGATCACACGGAGATATCCACTTGACATTCCCAAATAACGTAGTTATTGGTATCAAGCGTGATGTTACTGTTTACCGATTCTTCTGGCCACGTAAGGACTCAATCGAGTACACAATGTATACTCGTGTTGGCGTTCAGATCGAGCAGGCAGACGCTTGGGTAGTTGTAAAGAACGTTAAGGTTGCTTCCTAATTAGGAATTAATCTCAGAAAGGCCCCCAATTAATTTTGGGG